AGATTTATGGTTAGAATATGTTTCTCAAAGACAGAGTTAACATATCATGAGACTAAATTTCAATTTGTAAGAGAAGTGCTTGAAAAAGAAGAATATCTCAATCAGAACATTCTAGGAAGGTTCTACAAAACAAAATAGTATGAATGAAATAAATATGATGGCTACCCTTGTCAAATTAGCTGACTTGGGAGTAACTGGTATTAAGGTAAATTATGAAGGATCTGATGATTCAGGTGCAATTGACAGTGTAATCTACACTACAGAAAAAATGAGTGAAGATGAAGAAGATGCATTTAGTGATATAAACGACCTAAATGTTTGGAGTCAAGATGTAAGGTATCTTTGTACACTAGATTCAGGTCTTGACTCAGATATTATACATTTTGTTGAGGAAAAATTACTCAATGACATTGAAGACTGGTGGAATAATGAAGGTGGTTATGGTTCAGTATGTATACTTATACCATCAGGTAAATACAAGATCACTAATGATATCAGAATTGTTGAGACAGAAACTTATTATCATGAAGGATCTTTAATCCAAAAGACATTGTAATGGCACATCCGTATCAACATGCAGTATCTTCAGCTAGAAAGTTTGGAGGTATACCAGAAGACTATATGCATATTCATAATTGGTTTGATGAAACCAAAGCATGGGTAGGTCATAGTAAACATAGAATGTTCCGTCACCATAGTGAGGGTATATTTGAATGTGAGAAACGTCATGGTTTTTATATTATAAATTCTGATGACAAAAGAGTATATACAAGATATGTTGCAGAACAACATGTTAAAGAAGATTGCAATGGATATATTCCTACTGCAAAAGAATGGATAGATATGATTGCATCCGGTGAAATTAAAGACTGGGCTATTAAGACCTTAAAAATTGAAGACTAATGACAAGAGATGAATTAAAAAATCTGATTAACATGTTTCAGTCAAGTGATTCTGAGAATCATATAGTTGCATTTCATGCAATTGAGAACAGTATCCTTGATAATAATGAGCTAGTATTATTGTATAAATTTTCTGGACAACCATTTGCACAATGGAAGAAAGAAGTTCCAAAAACTGCACAGAGAATTGCTGATGTAATTGGTGATGAAGCTATAGCATTATCATCTGCACGTGTACTTGGTATTATTACTAATAATAAAGCAGCCAAGCATGTAATAGAAACATTCCTGGAGTTTTTCATCCGGGACTTAACCAGTATGTTAGGAAGCATAGGGTATCCAATGGACAAAGTAGACATCAATGTAAAAATAAAAGATGATGGACAAAGCACAGAGCCTTAGTAAAATAAGTAAAGACTTAATGTTGAAAGAGCCCTATTACGGGTTCTTTCTCATTATGTTGAATAAAGTTTGGAGAAAAGATCTCCCAACTGCAGGAGTAAGCAAACAGAATATTAATTATCAATTAGCCATCAATGAGGAATTCTGGACTAGTCTAAGTGATGATCATAAAATGGGCTTACTGAAACATGAATTGCTCCATATTGCATTTGGACACCTTACAAGTTTTAGTTCTTTTAGTAATAAAAAACTTGCAAATGTTGCCATGGATATGGAAATTAATCAGTATATTGAGGACTCTTGGCTGCCAGAAGGAGGTATCAGAATTGAAGATTATGAAGATCTTAAACTAGATAAAAAGGCTGGTTGTAGATATTACTATGACCAGCTTCTCCGCCTTCAAGATGAGAAGGATAAGAATGGCACAACAGGTAATGATGCCATGGATAAACTTCTTGATAATGTAGCTAGTGGAAATATTCCAGATCATAGCACATGGGAAGAGTTTGAAGACATGACTGATGCTGAGAAAAAGCTAATTGAAAAGCAGGTTCAGAAAATTCTACAAGATGCAAAAGAACAGACTGTAAAGAAACGTGGTAATGTACCAGGTGAGATTGAGGGTCTAATTGTAGTTGAGGAGTTTACTGCACCTAAATTTGATTGGAAAGGTTATCTCAGAAGATTTACTGGAGTAAGTACTAAAGTATTTACTAAGAAGATTAGAAGAAAAGAGAACCGTAGATATGAAGATAATCCAGGTCTGAAGATTAAGATGCGTCAGCACATGCTGCTTGCTATTGATACTTCAGGTTCAGTAAGTGATACAGAACTTGCTGAGTTTATGAATGAGATACATCATATCTATAAAGTAGGAGTAGATATTACTGTAGTACAGTGTGATACTTCTATTAAATCTATTGAGCCTTACAAAGGTAAGAATGAGATTAGTGTATTAGGAAGAGGTGGGACTGAATTTGATCCCGTCCTAGATTATTACAATGCAAACCTAAAGAAATATACAAGCTTGGTATATTTTACTGATGGTGAATGTTATACATCTGTAAAACCAAAGGGTAAAGTCCTATGGGTTTTGTCAGAAAGATCAGGCATGAATGAAGACCTTCCGGGGCAGATAATTAAATTAGAATTATAAAAACAAACATTATGAACACAGTACAATTGAATGCAGAAGAGTTGAAAGGTTTTATCCGTCACATGGTAAATAATAATCAGCACATCCAAGCTCAGGGTAAAGTTCCTGTAGCTGTTAATATTGAGGGTGATGCTGGTCTTGGTAAGACTTCAACTATTTTACAATTGGGCAAAGAGCTTGAAATGGATGTTGTAAAACTTAATCTATCTCAGATTGAGGAGTTAGGTGACCTTGTTGGTTTTCCTGTTAAAGAATTTCTTGTAAAGAACCAAGAGGGTAAACAAAGATGGATTACTGAAGCTCAAGTAAATGGTGCTCTTAAAGCAGGCTATACTGTAGCTGATAAAAGAATGTCTCATGCTGCTCCAGAATGGATTCAAGGCAAAGGTGAGGGTGGTTTCCTAATCTTGGATGACTATACTCGTGCTGACCACAGATTTATGCAAGCTACTATGGAGATTCTTGACCGTCAAGAATATGTATCATGGAAGCTTCCTAAGAACTGGCATGTTATCTTGACTTCAAATCCAGACAATGGTGACTATAATGTAACTAGTCTTGACGTAGCTCAGAAGACCAGATTTATTTCTGTTGAGATGAAGTATGATGCTAACGTATGGGCTAAGTGGGCTGAGAGTGCAGGTATTGATGGTAGATGTATTAACTTCATGTTGATGCACCCAGAACTTGTAACCCAACGTGTGAATCCAAGATCTATCACTACATTCTTCAATGCTATTAGTTCTATTCCTAAGTTTGAAGAACAGTTACCACTTATCCAAATGATTGGTGAGGGTTCTGTTGGTGCAGATTTCTCTAGCATGTTTACTATGTTTATTAATAATAAACTAGATAAGATTATTTCTCCTGAAGATATCCTTACTAAGGATGAAGCATATGTAAAAGGTGCTATTCTATCTTCAGTAGGACAAGGTGATGATTTCCGTGCTGACTTATCCAGTGTCATTGCAACACGTGTAATTAACTATGCACTTACTGTAGCTGACAAAGGTGGAGTTCCACAGGCTATGATTGACAGACTAGCTAAAGTAACTACAGAGTTTGATGGCTTTACAAATGACTTAAGATACTATATGGTCAAAGAGATTGTAAATGGTAACAAGGTTAAGTTTGCAAAGCTTATGCAAGATACTAACGTAGTTAAGATGGCAATTCAGTAATAACTAAGGGGGTGTAACAGCCCCCTTTATTTTATAATTATGACAAGAGCAGTATTTTTTGATATAGAAGATGGAGTATTCAATGTAGATGTAAGATATGTACTTGAAGACTCTTCAAAATTTGAACTATTTACAATAAGTAAAGGGTATACTCCTGCGCAAGGAGATACAATTTATCTTATGCCGGGTGTTAATATCCCAAGAGCCAAACTGAAAGACTTAGCACTTAATCAAGGGATTAAAGTAGTAAGAGATTCTGACAAAGCAAATGTAATAATTACAGGTAAAGCTACTGCAGGTAAACTATTAAACGGTAGTTGGTATTATACAGCACCAGTAGCTAAGATTGAAGAGTACCTTGATAAAGTAGATGTAGATGATTATTATAAAGATAATCTACGTACAGCTATGCAATCTTCAGAATCAGATAATGTATATTTTAATTACAGTACTAAAGTTAGTATAAATAACCATGTAGTTACTAGTGTATTTACTGGAAGTTCTTTTCACTATTATCATATAGATGATGAGTGGAAAGAATTGATTGAAGAATGTCAGAATAAAGTAGTTTATGATGAGTCTGAATTGCTTGCTATGATTAATGGTGATGATGCTGTAACAATTAGTAATGAGGTATATACTCAGTTGCGTGAGATGTTTAAGAGCTCAGACAAAGACAATCATATCATGGCAATGGAGATTATGGCAAACTCTAATTATGTAGAGAGTGCACTATATCTGCTTATGCTGCTTGAAGAATATGGTCATAGGATAGCAGAATGTAATACTAAGAACCATGTTAACTTTAAGTCTATGGTAAGTTACTTTGGTCTCAGAGTAAGGGATCTAGAGTATTTAGATCCGGATGATGTTTCTAAGAAATTAGTTTCACTTAATCTTCTTACCACAGAGTGGTTAAGTATTCTTTTAGAATCTAGGCTTGATTGGTTTGTAACTAATATTGCTAGAAGTTCTACTTTCAATGTAGCAAGTATGTTCCCTACACCAGAAGTTTCAGTAGCAATTAACTCTGACTATAGAGCAGAAATTGCATTTGATGATAAGAATCCGATCTTAGAATTTGCTGCTGGTTTAGAAGATGCGCCTGAAATTCTTATAGAAGATGAAGTTGCACCTGAAATTCTTGAGGAGCACCCATATTTATCAGATCAGGATGATTTAAGTGCACCAGTTCTAGAAGAATCTAATGAGTTACCTCCACCACCTGAAGAAATTATTCTTGAGGAAGTAGTACCTGTATCAAATAACAATCAAATAGAAGAAACTAATGAGTCCACTGACATTGACTGGTTCTGATGAACTAGAACTATTCTACAAGAAACCATTCTGGTTTAGCTACAGTAGCATTAATAAGCTATTGTTTTCACCTAGAATGTTTTACAGTCATTATGTTTTGAATCAAAGAGAAGATAGTACGGACGCGCACCTGGTAGCAGGGCGTGTCCTACACTGTCTTTTATTTGAGCCAGACAGTTATGATAAACAATTTATTAGCATGCCAGGCAAATATCCTACGGATAGCCAAAGAAAGATTATTGATAATATTTTCAAGTACCATTGTACAGTTGGAAATGATTCATTATCTTTGAATGATTACTCTCAAGAAATACTCTCAGAATTAGTTACAGCAAATCTCTACCAGTCTCTTAAAACAGATGCTCAAAGATTAGACAAAGTTCTCACAGAAGAAAATAAATCCTATTTTGATTTCTTAAAAGAAAGTCTTGATAAGACTATAGTTGATGAGGTTACTTTGAATAACTGCAAAGAATCTCTTATAGAACTAAAGTCTAATCAAGCAGTAAGATCTCTTTTGCAATTGGATAAAACTCCTAATGATGTTCACATAAAAACATTTAGTGAGCATATGATTAGTATTAATCAGGAGCATTTACCATTTGGCTATAAAGGTATCTTAGATAATGTGGTAATGGATTATGATTCCAAGACTTTATTTATTAATGACTTGAAGACTACAGGTAAGGATATTGGATCTTTTCCAGAGTCTGTAAGCTATTATAAGTATTGGATTCAAGCTGCCATTTATCACAAGCTTGCCTGGGAGAATTTCATTAAACCACTTCCAGATGCTGTTGAATGGAATATAGTAATTACATTCATAGTAATTGATAAGTACAACCAAGTGTATCCTTACCAGGTAAGCAAAGAAACATTAGAAATGTGGTTAGCTGACTTTGAAGACATAGAAGATAAAATTAAATATCACTATGAAAACAGAGAATACAAACTACCATATGAATTAGCTTTAGGTAATGTAACACTTTAATTATGGTAATAAATACGCTTTATAGGAAATACTTTCAAAAGTCCAAGATATTTTTATATCCGCTCTTGGGAATTAAAAGAGGTACAAGTGTTGTTCCATCTGAGACTTATCTTGGATGGAATGATACATATACTTCTGAGGATATGAAACTAATATGTTTGTATGAAACTAGAACTGATTCAGAATATAAAAAGTTTGAGTCTAGTGTTTTATTAAAACATACTAGATTACATGATTATGTGGTTATTAATAAAGAGCAAAGTGTATTTATATTTGACTTTTCTGATTTAAAAGAAGATTGGAATCATTTAATTAATGGTAGATATAGTAAACTATCTAAACAAACTAAAGAAACTATACTTAATTTCTTTGAGCAGTACAGTGGTAACTATGTTTATATTAATAGTTACTTAAATCCAGAAAATTGGTTTGAGAGATATGCAGAGATTCTAGGAGTTGATAAAAAACTAATAGAAGAAGTAGGAGAATTATGTGATAAACCAGATCTTGATAAAGAATGTTTACTAATTGCAGTTGCAAATTTGGAAAACATAAAAATTCTAGATTAATTTGTAAAAAAATAAACCAATATGGAAAATAGTATGATGCTTATTAACTCTGAGTGGAGTGGTAAGCCAAGTTTTAGAGCCATCCCAGTGTCGGAGGCTTCCCCGTATGTAGAATGTATCTTTGACCCAGAGAGCAAAGTATTTGTAGTTATTTCTAAAACAAAAAGAAATACATTGCAGATGCTTCCTAAACTTGATGAGTATGGAGTACCTGTTACAGGGACAAAAGGAAACAAACAAGAACGTCACAAGCTTGAAGTATTTCAAGAGTATTACATTAGTGATGTAGAATCTATTAAAGATTTAATTAATTTAATTGCAGTTAATAAAGATTTTGACTATCTTAGCTTTATTAATTCATAGCGAATTGTTTTAAAGGTGTAACAGTAAAAAAGGGTAAATCTACAGTTTACCTTTTTTTATGCGGTAAATGGGGGAACAGCTTAACTGAACAAATAGTATGAGAACACATTGGGTAATGGACTATGAAACTCTTAGCAACGCATTTATTGCCTGCTTTGAGGACATTAAGTCTGAACATAGAGAAATCTTTGTTGTACATGAATCACAGAATGATATCTTAGAGCTTGTAGAATTCTTGCAGGGTAATATTGCAAGAGAAGAATGGCATGTATCTTTTAATGGTCTTGGATTTGACAGTCAGATTACTGAGTATATTCTCAGAAATAGAGACACTGTTATTCATAACACAGGAGAGTCAATTGCTAAATGGCTTTATGGCAAAGCTCAGGATATTATTGGAAGACAGAATCGTCAAGA